GCCTTCTCTAAAAAGTATTCATCATGCACACCTTCATAACAGTCTTGGATGTCCCAATCTTCTCTATGTGAGTTAGGCACAACTCCAGTTGCCCCTGTATCTTTATCTAAATCATCAAGTGGTATAATAACTTGTACACCGCAAACATCATTGTTTTCTCTTTTATTGTATTGCTCAAATCTATGTGGCGTATCTACATGAGGGCCTATCCATCTGCTTGGACCATTAATCGTAACAATGTCACTTGCATAGAAAGTTGCATCAGTTAGATGTTTTTTAATTTCAGGATAGATGAGGTCATGTATCTCTTTAACTTCGTCCCAATCATCTGTGAGTTGACTCCACCATACAGCAATACCAAACAGTTTTTTACATGCCTCTGCTTCTGCATATTGCTTTTTATGCGTAGAGGCTCTGACAGGGTATAGTTCATCTTTTCTATCGTTTACACGTTGAATAAGACTGTCAGGAACGATATCATTTATGATATCAAAACCCCTGCCTTCATGTGATAATTGATCATTAGTGATATCTTTTTTACCGAAGATACGATCCCAATTATCTGCATATGATTTTTGATCACTCCCCTTACGGCGACCAGAACCTTTACCACCGTGCCACTGACTCATCGCCACCTCGTTTCTAGCCATGTGCGTTCTTTATCGCCTGCTAGATATATTCTCTTTTGTTTATGATCTTCTTCATTAGACCAACACCAATGTTCGTTAAGTGTGTCATGGGTGTTGTCGTTGTATTGTGCTAGGCTTACGTAGTTAGATAGTTCATGTATTCTGTCATAGTCTTTTAAATCACAACTAGGTCCCCATGTATCCCAACACCAGTCACGTAATTGATTAAATTTTATAATTTTTGCTAAGTCTGTTTGTGCTAGAGGTCTAGGACTAAAACGTTCATACTGTGGCTGAATGATAGTAGTACACATCCATGTGAAGATATCATTCCCTTTAAATCGTCCATCTAATCTGTGAAACTTTAAATCTAACTCTTTCATCAATACCCTGCATGTTGCATGAGTTCTTTTACTTCTTTAACTATAGATGGATCACGTTTGAATTTGATTGCCCACTTCTCAGGATCGATGTATTCTAGTATCATTTTTTGTTGAGTTTCATCTAACTTACTTAAGAACTTTACACCAGACTCACTTTGATATAGCATCCAAGGAGATATCTTTCCTTTAGTAATCTCATAACAGATTTTGTTTGGTGATGCATATCTCAATGCATCATCATTTTTAATCTTTTCTTCTTCTGCAATACTGATAGCAGTTTCAATACTTCTTGCGATTGCATCTAATGGATTTTCTTCTCTCAAATATTCAGTAACGAATTTAGTATAATTTTTGTCACTTGTCCATTTATCTATACGTATTTGATTCTTTAGTAACCAGTCTGCATAACGACTAATGTTAATACATTTTACATTAACACAGTAATGACCGAACTTAACGAAAGCAAGATAATAGGCACTTTTAATAAAGTCCAAATAAGTCTTTTGTTTTTTGCTTGTAGTGTTATGAACATAAAAGTTTAGCCATGATTGAAATCCAATACGATTGCCTTTTAAGTCCTTATCTCCCCATCTGCGTTTATTTTCACACAGGTGTTTGTCAATCGTAGTTTCTTTTTGAAATGATCGACCACAAAAGTCGCAACCAAATTTAGTTGCCAAGTTCTTTTTCGTATTCTTCGATTTCATTATCTGTAACGAGTTCACTAAGTAATTCTACCTCATCAAATTTTAGTTCTGGAAATTTATTTGCTAGATAAATTTTGCGTTTGTGTTGATCACAAAATGCAGTTGTTAATTCTTTCAAGTCTCCTGCTGAGAGACCAGGATATATCTTTTTAAAATATTCTCTAATATCTTTAGGCATTGCTTTGTCTTTTAACTTAGCAACTCCTGCTTTAATCTGTGGTATCCAAGCATGAAATTGTTTACCTATTCCAGGAGATGCTGAACACAACATCAACCATTGTAGTTTAGGATGCTTCGATACATTCTCATTGAACAGATACTTGTTTGCATGATAGTCTACACTTTGTAGATAGTATTGTGCCAACTCTGGTTTGCCTTTAACTGTACTAATCCAATTGATCATCATAAACGGAACAAACTTTTTTTGTTGTTCAGGTGTTAGTCTGTCATAGTAACCATAATCTTTTTTATCAATTGCAGTAATTGCTTCAAACAGATTAAAGTCTTGTTTTTCAAACTTTTCATCTACTGGTGTTTTTACTCTAGCCAAAATAACCTCTTGCAAACCACCCTATTGCTATTGATAAGGGTGCTATAATAAATAAATCTACGATCCAATGTAATGCTACAGATAATGTTACAATCTCTTTCCAATGTAACTTACATATATTCTTCCAATGATCAAAAGACTTGAGCATAATCTACAACTTCACAGTTCCTGCTTACTTCTTTGACAAAGTAAACACATCTTGGCTTAGGGCCATCTTCAATAGGAACGCACAAGAACTGACCATTACGTAGTCTTGGTGCATACCAAATAACGTCTGAATAAATGTCTACGATTTCTATTGGGAGAAAGTTAGGAGCAAATGATGATAAAGGATTGAATGAAAACACATCAAAGCCTCTGTCGTTTAAAGAAGATAATGATAGAGTTTCTAAGTCTCCACCTTCTTCATCGCCAATCAATACTGACCAATCAACAGGCATCTTAATCTGCTTGTCGCCAATCTGCAACACAACTGCTGGTGCATTAAATGACTCTAAAAAGATTAAAGGTATATAATAGTAATCCACAAATGACGGATTAGAATTATCTAAAATAGCGAATCGAAGATCATCAATCTCTTCAGGTAATGTTTCCAAATTATAGAATTGGTCTTCTAATGTTAATATTCTCATGTTGTTATTATAACTGCTCCTTGCAGTGTAATCAATATTATTGGTGAAATCATTTGTATTTTAATTTCTCAACTACAAACGGATAATTTGCTTCTCTGTAAAAAGCCTTTCTCTGGGTTAAGTGTCTTTTAGCAAATCTACATGAACTTGTTATGTCCCAGATTTGAACAAAGTCTTTATCTTCTGCTTTACGAATGCCACGACCGATAGACTGTATGACACGAACAAAACTCTTGCCTGGTTCAATGAGTACAAGATTAAAAATCCTAGGAATATTGATACCAGTAGAAGCCACGCCATAAGTAGCAATAATAACTTTGTTAGTAGAAGTGGATACTTCATCATATTCTTCTTTTCTATCAACAACTTTCATTCCTCCTGATACAAATACTGCATCGTCTAATCTTTCTACTAAAGCATGTCCTGCATTGATACGATCAACAAGAACAAGAGTGTTGCCTTCAGTAGCAATAGTCTTAACAAGATGTGCCATTTTGTCTAAACGTTGTTCATCACTAAGCAAATGTTTTAGTTCACTTTGATAATTACTAAACTCTTGGTCATCTTGCAACTGCACAATGTTTACATGACATTTTGCCAATACCCCTTGATCTTGTAATTCTTTTGCAGACAGTTTGTTAATAACTGGACCTAAACTTACTTCTAATGCAGTCTTTTCATAAAGTGCTTTTGGTATAGTACCTGTTAGTCCCCAACGAATAGGTACATGAGGCATTACCATTGTTAGCAGTTGCTTCAATGCATCTGCTTTAGCCATGTGTACTTCATCAACCATGACACAAATTACATCTTCGATAAATTCATCTATAGTGCATACTGCTTCGCCTCTTTTAGTATTCTTTAATAGAATGTTTAGAGATTGCCAAGTACAAATAGTGTGTTGTTTGAAGTATTCTTTTCTATCACCGAAGTATACTCCTACATCTAAGCCCATATTGATATAGTCTTCTTCTGTTTGTGATACTAAACTTTTGTTTGGTACGATTACGATACTGCGTCCATATTCTTCTACACTCTTACTCAGAGCGGCTGTCATAATCGTTTTACCTGCGCCTGTAGCGACTTCTTGTATTGATTGAGGGTTTGCTAAGAACTGATTGATAACTTCTACTTGATAGTCTCTCAGTTCGACTGACTGCCCCTCACAGACATGTCCTTCAGGCCAGAAAACATCTTTGAATGTGTCTTTCTGAATCTCTGTAAAATTAAATTGTGTTTTGTATTCTCTTAAATCTTCTAGTTCAATTTCATAGTTAAGTTGTTCTAAGATAGGAACAATTTCTGGTAGAAGATTAATAAATGTGGAACCAGCAAGGCTACAATAACTAACCTTGCCGTTCCATCTACCTAACTTTACACTAGGCATATAACGTGCGCCAGGAACTTCATATTCAAATTTTTGCATCAATGCTCTACGAGCATCCAATTCAAGACCAGCAATCTTTAGATTGACTTCATCTTTAATTTGTAGTATTGCAGTTCCTGGCATTCTATTATGGCCTATATTGTAGTGTAATTAAAATTTCAACACCGCCCGAATTATATCCTGGCAAGTATTCATAAGTTTTATCTAGTATATCTCTTACTGTAGCAGATAGCAAGTAGTTAGGTGCAATTTCTGATTCGATCTTATAATCAATTGAACTTACATTATCTAACATTTCTGTCCCATCATACGGTCCAGGCTCTCTGTCGAATAGACCTGTATATGTAAATGACAATGTATAATTATCTGCTTGATGTATGCTGTTGATAACTGCTTTGTACTTCGCAACTCTTGGTTGATCTGAATCAGTGTAGCCTAACTCATAGCCTATGAATGTGTCTAGGTAATCAAACGTCATTGTGTTGGTATATCTTACACCTTGTGTATCATACTTGCCAGTGTTGACAAACTGTGATGATGCAAAACTATAGTCGATGCCTTCTGAAAATTTGTATTTAAATACAGTTATATTTTTATAACCAAATTCAATACCTGTTGCTTCCTCAGGGTCTAGTCCAGGATTAGGTGCAGTCCATGCATCACCATTTAACTCATATAGAGTTGGGTTACGATATGATGTACCGAAACTTGAAAAGAAATCTCCCTTTGATGATCCAATACGATAAACAAATGCATCTTCACTTAAACGTAGACCTATGTTAATAGGCTCGTAGTTCAGCAATGCATACGCAGAGATAGAGTCTTGCGACATACCTTCATACTTTTCATATTCAACCGTTCCACCATAGAGATTGTTACCAACTGTGTGTCTTGTATCAACATATGCTCTTTCAGCATCAGATGAGTAAGTCTCTACGCCTTCTGTTTTGTACTTTGCATCATTGAATGAATAACCAAATGTATAGTTATCATTTCTTACTGATAAACTTCCTTTAGTACCTAACTGAGAACAATCATTTGACTGTGAAAAACTTGCAGTATAACAATTATCGTAGTCATAATCATATGAGGTTGCTGAAACATTTGTAGTGAACTCACCTGTATCAAATTGACCTCTAGCAGTCATGTTTAAATAATTATCACTTTCATCATTGTCACTTCTGACACTGCCATTGTCTACATTAAAGTAGGACAAATTAAAACCCTTAGCAGTGTGTGACATAAACTGATGTTTATCACCTAGTCTTACCACAGAAACATCTTTAGATAAATCGTCTTTAATAAAGACTGTGCCACCTAAACTTCCTGAACCATAAAGGACACTGTTGACTCCATTGACAATTTTAATTGTCTCACTGCCTGTTGCATAATCATGTCCAAAATCATACCAGCCACTGCCAGCATCATTAGCAGGTACACCATTTCTGAATACACTAGTGTGTATTGTTTGTGTTCCTCGTTCAGTGTAACCAGAAAATCCACCATAGCCGCCGGCTTGTGTCGCTTCCGGAATAAGTGATTCCAACAATAAGACATCAGTACTAGGATTAGATTCTGCTTCATATACGGTAGTTCCTACAACTACAACTTCTTCTATTTCTTGTGCTTCGATGGCCGCAACACTTAATACTAGACAAATACTCATTGCTAGTTTGTTCATCGATCTAACTTTCATTTTTATTTAACCTCCAACGGTCGTTTATTTTTTATTATTAGTATTTTACCCATCGCAAGATTGCTGTGGAACTGATCATGGTCTATGTCAGAAGAATGTATCTGTAGATACATCGGTAAACTTTTGTCAGAAGTTGGAACTTCTGATGATTCGATTTTGTTTCTAACGAAAACTGTATTGAAGTTTTTCTCTTTCAATGCAGAGATAACATCGTTAGCATATTGGATTGGTGAGTTGTAAGTATTAGTAGAAAAACTTAATCCTCCGCAATAGATAGTGTCGCACTCTAATTCAGTAATCCATTCTAAGACTGTAGTAAGGTCATCATCGACATCTACTTCTACTGTTTGTGATGATGCAAATTTTAACTTAGCATCATCTCCTATAATTTCTTCATCTACATTAATACCTAACGTAGACATTTTGTATAAACATTTTGGCGAGTTATCTAATGTAATGTCAGACAACAGATTATCTAAAATTTCATTTGATGATGTAACTTCGTATTTGCCGTTTGATAGAACTAACGTAGGATTCCAATGTTTCTTGGTTGCTTGTTCTTTTTCTAACTGAGTGATGATAGTATTTATTTCGTTGTGGTATACAGTTGTAAAAAATGTAGGCAGTCTAGTATATGCTACACGTAAAGCAATGGACGAGGGAGGACATTCATAACGTTTCTTTTCTCCATTCCATTGCCAAGGATTTGCGAGTGTAGTTCTAAACTTATTAATGAAATCTTTTTTAAATGGCACTCTAATAGTAAGCAGATTTTCTTTTGAATCAAAATCAACATTCGCATTAGTGTACTTAGGGAGACTCGGAACAACTGTAGACTGCCAAGGCAATTCTTTAAGTTCTTCTAAGTTTATTATGCCATGAGAGGCTAATTGCTTTCTATACTTACTGATAAGTTTGTCAAACAAGGCAGCCTGATTAGATGTGATTTCTTTTTTCTCATGTGTCAATGATTGCATGTTTGACATGAATTGAAAATCATAATGAGAGAGATTAATTTTACGTAGCGGGTCACTGGCTTTTAAAAAATACCAAATAACATGTTCTTTACATTTAAAATCTATACTTTCAAAACTCATAATTAATTATACTTTATTATGTCCTCGCAAACAATTCTTTTGGTAATAAAAAAAGGGACGATCCGAAGACCGCCCCCAACTCCTGACACAGAGTTTAAACTCTACGCATACACGTTGATTCTGCTAACATTTTCCAGTTGTCATTTTTCTGGATTTTGAACAAGTCAGCAATCTTAAGAGCCATTCTCATTGAGATTTCTCTTAACTTGTCTGCATTTTCTTCCATGAAGTCAAAGATCATTTCTGATTCGCCGTTCTTAAACTTGTAGTCAGCAAACAATCCATCAGTACAGTCTCTATCAACTTGCTTGATTCGTAACATTTTGTCACGGGCGTTGTCGATAGTAAGATCCAAGAAGTGACAACGTGATTGTAATGCTTCTAAGTGATCCTGTAACTTCTTAGACTTGATGTTATCAAACTTCAAGTTAGTAATGAAGATTGCACTACCTTTGAACTCAAATGAGTTTGGAATGCCTTCTCTGTTTAACAGACTTGAGTCTGAGTTCCAACAAATCTTCCTAGACTTACCTGAATCAAGTGCCGCCTTAAGAATGTTAAGAGCAAGATCATCAGCAAATACAGAGTCACAATCGTCAAATACTAAAACGTTCTTAGCATCTGAGTACTTGTAAAGAACTGCATAAAGTCCTAATGCAGTCATTGCACCTTTAACAACCTCATAACGAGTTCTGCTGTTAGTCAGTTGATCGAACAATGAAGCCTTCTCCATTTGTTGCTCAACACCGTATGATTTACCAACTCCCGGAGGACCTGAAACAATCATTGCTCTAATATCGCCTGCGATAGTAGCCTTAGACATATCATCTAAGATGTCGAATCTAGTTTTGATTCTGTCCATTGCTTCTACGTCAGTCTCTACAACTTCTTTCTTAAGAGTAGTCGGCTCAAGACCGCCCATTATTGGGTTCGATGAACCCCATTCGATATCTTTGATGTTGTTCACCTTT